GAAGGCCAAGGTCGCCGTCGAGGCACTGGTCGCCACCGTGCGAGGCGTCGAGGACTACCGGCGGTCCGTTAGGTCCGTCAACGTCGCCGCCGACGAGAAGGCGTTGCCCACGCTGGCCAGCCGGCAGGCCGACGCGCCGGGCGCGGCGCTGGAACTCATCAAGGCCACCGTCGACCGTTATACTTCCAAAACCAAGTAACAATGGACCTCACCCAAGCCAAATCCGCCAACCTTGCCCGACAGCGCCTCTGGAACGGCGCGGCACCCGGCAACCGCGTTGCGCCCGTTGGCCTACGCACCGTGGAAATCAACCGCAGCCTTGTCGCCAACCTCGGCAAGCTGCTCCCCTACGCGCTCACCCGTGTTGTGGGAGGCCAGCTTGTGTTCCTGGCCACAACCAACCGGGGGACACTGTGCCCGTAAAGCTCACCACCGTCCGCGGCGCGCTGTCACGCAACGGCGTTAAGATTCTCGTTCACGGCAAAGCCGGCATCGGCAAGACGCGCCTGTGTGCGACCATGCCGGCAACCGTGGTCCTCAGCGCGGAGGCCGGGTTGCTGTCGCTGGCCAAGGTGGCGCCGAACCTGCCGGTCATCCCCATTGCCAGCATGGATGATCTGAATGAAGCCTACGCATGGGCTGAGTCCAGCGACGAGGCCAAGCGGTTCCAGAGCATCTCTTTGGACAGCATCACGGACATCGCGGAGGCGATGCTGGCAACGTGCAAGAAGGCGACCAAGGAGCCACGCAAGGCTTACGGGGAGGTTCAGGACAACATGATGGAGACGATGCGCCTGTTCCGGGACCTGCCCGGGAAACACGTTTACTTCAGCGCCAAGACGGAGCTCCGTGAGGTGGACGAAGGCTTGACCCGCTACCTGCCGTCCTTCCCCGGCAAGAAGCTGGGACCCGCTGCGCCATACCTGTTCGACGAGGTGTTCTACTACACGTTCCTCGAGCACGAGGGCAAGGAATACAGGGTGCTCCGCACTCAACCAGACTTTCAGACAGAGGCCAAAGACCGATCCGGGGCGCTGTCCGAAATAGAAGAACCGGACCTCGGCAAACTCATCCAAAAAATCCAAAGTCACGCGAAATAAGTTATGGCAAAACTCCCGTTCAATGCGGCAAAGGTCGCACCACGTCAGGCACTGGACCCCATCCCGGCCGGTTGGTATCCCGTTGTCATCGCAGCCTCGGACATCAAGCCGACCTCGGCCGGCACCGGCAGCTTCCTCGAGCTGGAGCTGAAGGTGACCTCCGGCGAATACAAGGGGCGCAGCGTGTTCGACACCATTAACCTCACCAACCCGAATCAGGTGGCGGTTGAAATCGGCGCGCAAACGCTCAGCGCCATCTGTCACGCCGTCGGCGTGATCCAGCTGAAGGACAGCACGCAGCTCCACAACAAGCCGTTGCAAGCCAAGGTGAGCACACAGGCGGCGACGGAAGACTACGAGGCACGCAACCGCGTTAAAGGCTACAAGGCGGTGAGCGGCGACGAGCCCGTCGGCGAGGCGACGCCTCCCTACCAGACCGCAGCCGAGCCCGAGGAGCCGGTTGTGGCCGACACCACGTATCAGGACGCCGTGGACAACTACGCTGCGGACCTCCGCGAGTTCCACGTCCACACCACGGACAACTTCGACAACGCGCCGACCAAGATGACGGCGCTCGACTTGGCGACCGCGCTGCGCGACGGATTGGACCCGAACGCGCCGGTCACCGAGTTCGCCGGCGGGCAGTTCGGCGAGTGGCTCACCGCTGCGGACTTTGAGATTGCCGCCTTGCCGGAGGAGCCGGTTGCCGAGCCAGAACCCGAGCCGGAGCCTGAGCCCGCACCGGCCAAGCCTGCGAAGCCGGGCAAGCCGGGCAAGCCTGCCGCCCCGGCTGCGCCTGCCAAGCCTGCCAAGCCGGCAGCTCCCGCGAAGCCTGCCGCGCCTGCCGCCCCGGCCAAGCCGGCGCCGGGCAAGGCTGTCGCGCCTGCCGCTGCCGCAAAACCGCCTTGGATGAAGGGGAAGTGAGACATGGGACACGCACCAACAAGTGAGCGTGACTGGACCGGCGTGCTGAAAAGTGCGCCGGTCCTTTTACCTGATGTCTCCGCCGCAACGCTAAGGGGACAGGACGTTTCCAGCCTGCCCACGGACCAGCTCTGGTTCAGCTTGCGGTTTCTGTTCAACCACTGCGCCCCGGCTGCCAAGCGCATCACGCCGTTCCGCGAGGTGGACTTTAGTTACTGGCGCACCAACCCGACCAAGCTCAAGGCGCTGGTCATTGCGCTGGTTCGCGAGCTGTGCCGGCGCGAGAACATACCGGACCACGCCAACAGCGGGCTCGTCCACGTGAGCCGCGTCTGCGCCGAGCTGTGGCCACACCAACGGGAGCTTCTGCCGTGATCGCCAAGAAGTCGCTTGCCGTGCTCAACCAGCGCATCGAGGCGGCACAGGAAAGCAGTCACAGGCGGCACCTTGGTGCGTCCGAGCTGGGACACAAGTGCGAGCGCCAACTGTTCTATTCCTTCAGGTGGGTGAAGCAGGAGCGATTCTCCGGGCAGATGCTGCGCCTGTTTAGGCGTGGCCACAACGCCGAGGTTGGCTTCCACGACCACCTCCGCACGCTTGGCGCGACCGTGTGGCCTACGGACGAGGCCAGCGGCACGCAATGGCGCGTGGTTATGGCGGAAGGCCACTCAGGCGGCAGTGCGGACGGCGTGGCAATGGGTGGCCTCGTGGAGCTGCCGCCGGACCTGCCCTACCTTACGGAGTGCAAGACTCACAACGACAAGAGCTTCAACAAGCTGAAGGACGCTGGGCTGATGGGCGCGAAACCGGAGCACTTCTCGCAGATGCAACTCTACATGAGCGGGCTCGGCCTAACACACGGGCTCTACATGGCGGTGAACAAAAACGACGACCACCTCCACTTGGAAATTGTTCAGGCCGACCCGGACCGCGCCGCGGAGCTTGTGGCCAAGGCCGAGCGCGTGGTGTGGGCGGAGTCGCTGCCGCCCCGTGCCTTCAACTCGCCGGCGTGGTTCGAGTGCAAGTGGTGCCACTACGGGAACATCTGCTGGCGTGGCGAAGCCGTGGAGCGTAATTGCCGGACCTGCCGCCATGCGGCGCCGGCCAAGGACAAGGCGTGGACGTGTGCGCTGAACCGGCCCGAGGTAGGCTGGGACGACGCCAAGGGCACCGGTCAGCTCGGTTGCAAACAGTGGGCGCTTCACCCCATGCTCAAGGCGCTATGACCAAGGTTTTGCACGTTGTTCCAGTCAACGACACAAAGGTCCACGCATACGAGCTCAACTGTTGGTGCAAGCCACTGGCTCACACCGCTGTCAACGAACGCGGCAAGCGCGGGACGATTGTTTGCCACAACGCAAAGGACTGCCGCGAACGCTTTGAGCGGCAGGGACTAAAGACCCCTCACGGCTGGACCGTTGTCAAAGCATGATCGTTCCCCGCTACTACCAACAGGAAGCCGTCGATGCGCTGTGGTCCTACTTTACGGACCACGGCGGCAACCCGGTTGTTGCCATGCCAACGGGGACCGGCAAGTCCCTTGTCATTGCCATGTTCATCCGCGCTGCGCTCAAGGCGTGGCGCCGGCAGCGAATCCTTGTTCTGACGCACGTCAAGGAGCTGATTGAGCAGGACTACGCCAAGCTCCTCGAGCTCTGGCCAACGGCACCGGCCGGCATTTACTCGGCCGGCTTGGCGCGGCGCGAGGTCTGCGACGTTACCTTTGCCGGCATCAGCAGCGTCGCCAAGAAGCCAGAGCTGTTCTCCCCGGTGGACTTGGTTCTGGTGGACGAGTGCCACCTTGTGAGCGCCAAGGAGGACACAAGTTACCGGCATTTCATTAAGCTGCTCAAGGCGGACAACCCGGCTCTAAAGGTGGTCGGTTTCAGCGCCACGCCGTTCCGGCTCGGGCAGGGGCGCATCACGGACGGCGGACTCTTTACGGACATCGCCTACGACATGACCGGCGTTGAGCCGTGGAACCGGCTGGTCGCGGAAGGCTACCTTGCGCCGCTGATCCCCAAGCGCACGGGCACCGGCTTCGACTTGTCGGAAGTCAGCATCCAACGAGGCGACTACAACTTGGCTGAGCTCAACCAAGCCGTGGACCGGGAGGAGATAACGCGGCAGGCGCTCACCGAGATGCTGGCCTGTGCCGGGGACCGGGAGCACTGGCTGATTTTTGCCGCTGGCGTGGAGCACAGCGACCACGTTGCCGCCATGCTGGCCAAGGAGTTCGGCGTGCCGGCTGCCAGCATCCACAGCAAGCTCGGTGGCACCGAGCGCGACCAGCGTATCGCGGACTTCAAAGCCGGGCGCGTGCGCGCTGCCGTCAACAACAACGTCCTCACCACTGGCTTCGACTTCCCCGCCATAGACCTCATCGGGATGCTGCGCCCGACCACCTCGCCCGGCCTGTGGGTGCAGATGCTGGGACGCGGCAGCCGGCCGGCACCGGGGAAGACGGATTGCTTGGTCTTGGACTTTGCCGGGAACACCAAGCGCCTCGGGCCGGTCAACGACCCGGTGATTCCCAAGGCACGCGGCAAGGGACCAAAGGGCGAGGCGCCGGTGAAGATCTGCCCGGCCTGCGACTGCTATAACCACACACGGGCCACGCATTGCGTCGCGTGCGGTGCGGAGTTCACCGCCAAGAACAACCTTGCCGCCAACGCGGACACGCGGGCTCTGGTTGTGGGCGACCTGCCGGAAGTGGACGAGTTTGCGGTGGACGCCGTGTTCTACGCGGCACACCACAAAGCCGGCGCACCGCCGAGCCTCAAGGTGACATACCGTTGCGGGCTCCGGCAGTTTAGCGAGTGGGTCTGCCTAGAACACACACAGGCGCAGTTCGCCCGGCACAAGGCGCGGCAATGGTGGAGGCAACGCAGCGGAGGCGCGGAACCGCCTGAAACTGTGGCGGATGCGATGCGGGAGCTGACTGCGCTGGCCAAGCCAACGGCGATCCGTGTTTGGCACAACCGCAAGCATCCACAGGTTATGGCGGCAGCGTTTGAAGGCACTTTTCCGGAGTAGGATTCCGCTCTGCCGGAGCCACTTGCACGCGCTTCGCTCTTTTTCTTCAAAAAGGACTAGACGCACCGGCTGTTCTGCTCCACATTGCACCCATGCAAAACGCAACTGGCAGCAACAACACGGCGGCAACACTGGCCTACAACATCAGCTTCGTCAGCTACGGCAACCACAACGCGGCACTTGCCGCCATCCAAAAGAAGTTCCCAACGGCAATTTTTAACAGCACACCGCTCTGCGGTAAGCAAACAATCACAGTCGTCCGTCCGCCGTCCGGCACAACCAAAGCTCACGTTCGCAACTGCGTCCGCGGCTTCCGCGGTCATATGGTGCCTTAGTTGGTCCCGCTCCCGGGTCCGCGCAAGCGGGCTCGTGGGCGGTGCCAAAGCACGGCACCCAAGCACACAACAACAAACAAGCACAGCAACATGAACAGCAACATCCAGACCCTTACAAAGAAGCAGCTCCTCGCCCTCGAGCGTCCCCGTGGCACCACGCATTTCCGCGCCAGTGGCGGCGAGCTCAAGAAGCCGCTTGTGGCCAACGTCTCCGAGCTGGACACGCTGGACGGCGTGGCCTGTGCCGTCGAGTTCGGCAAGGCAACCGTCACCAAAGGCGTGATCGGCGCGTTCACCCCGCTTGGCACCGGCAACGGCATCGCCGCCCCGGCGCCTGCCAAGCCTGCCAAGCCTGCCAAGCCAGCGCCGGCACCCAAGGCACCGGCCAAGCCAGTAAAGGGCAAGGTGGCCAAGCCTACCGCGAAGCCTGCCGCCCCGGCCAAGGCACCCAAGAAGCCGGCAGCCAAGCGCACCGTTGCCGAGCAGCCGGAACTCCCCGCCATGCCCTCCGCTGCGCCAGTGCCGCCCCCTGTGCCGGCTGCCCGGCGCAAGCCAATCGGTCGCACCGTTGCCGGCGCCACCTTTAGCGGAATCAGCAACACGGAGATGAACCGGGTCGCCGCCATTGTGGTCGAGGCCGGGCAAGTGGACACAGCAACCGCCCCGGCGTTGTCTGCGGATGCCGGCGTGCTTGCTGGCGTGTCGGCGGACGCGGTCAAGAACCGGCTGCGCCACAGCATCATTCCCAACCCGGTTGCCTACGCTTGGGACTTCTTCGACAAGAACCGGGGGATGCGCCGCAAGGACATCATCGCCACGCTGGTCACCCACGGGCTCGCCTTCTACACAGCGCGGAGTCAATACCAGATGTGGCGAGCAGCCGGCAAAGCCGATGAGGCTGCCAAGGCTGCCAAGAAGTGACTCTCGAGCTGACTTGTAACAAAGATCCACGCGGGCACCTTATGTCCGCTCACAGTAGCAAGAACATGAAGAAAAACCAACTGCTCCTCTCACCGGACGGCGACAGCGCCGGGAGCCTTCCGGAAGCCACGCAACCCGCCAAGCCGGCAAAGCCTGCCAAGGCACCGGCCAAGGGCAAGGCACCGGCCAAGCCTGCCGCCAAGCCTGCGAAGCCGGGCAAGGCACCGGCCAAGCCGGCAGCCAAGGCTCCCGCGAAGCCTGCCGCCAAGGGCAAGGCACCGGTGACCACCAAGCCTGCCGCCAAGGCTGCCAAGCCTGAGAAGGAGCCGGTGACATACCAGAAGCAGAACGGTCAGACCCGGCCGAAGGGTGGCAAAACCCTTGTTCCTTGGGAGGTGGCCGACAAGCTGTCCGCCAAGCAAGGCTCGCCGGCCAAGCGTGCCGACGTGCTTGCGCGCTGCGCCGAGCTCGGCGTTGCCGGTGGCACGGCTGCGTCGCAATACGGACGCTGGCGCCGGTTCCACGGCATCTCGGGACGTGCCGGAGAGTAATTTTCACCCGTGCTTGTTGTGCTAACACTGCCCGGCGATCGCAAGGTCGCCGGGCTCTTTGTTGGTCTGGTCCAGTGTTGCACACGCGCGCACAAGCCAACATCCTGTCCGCGTGAAAGCTAACACTCAGCCCGCAATGCGGCTCGAAAACCAAGACGGGCAGACGCTGCTCGTCCACTCCATTTTCTACACCATTCAAGGCGAGGGACCGTTTGCCGGGCGCCCGGCAGTGTTCATCCGCCTTGGCGGTTGCAATATCCAGTGTCCGGGGTGCGACACGGAATACAGCAAGGGCGCGAAGCAGATGGCGCTTGAGGACATTGCCGGGCAGACGCTCTGCTTGCCGACGCCGCTTGGCGGCGACACTGTTTCCCTAGTGGTGATCACGGGCGGTGAACCGTTCCGCCAGAATATCACGCCGCTGTGCCGGCGCCTGTTTGCCGGCAAGGTGCGCCACGTCCAAGTCGAAACCAACGGCACGCTCCACCCGAGCCCCGAGTTGCCCGGCGCCGTCACGGTGGTCTGCTCGCCCAAGACGCCGGTCATTTCGCCAACGCTGGCAGCGCGTGCCAACGCCTTCAAATACGTGGTGTCGCATAACGACCGGATCTCGGCCGCAACCGGCTTGCCTCACGGCGTGCTTGGCGCCAACTACCCGAACCACGTTGCGCGCCCCCCGGAAGGCTTCGATCCCGCTGCCGTGTTCATTCAACCCATGGACGAGCAGGACGACGGCGCCAACTTCCGCAACCTAACCACAGCGGCGACCATCTGCCTCCGCTACGGCTACCGACTTTCAGTCCAGCTTCACAAGCTCGTTGGACTGGCATAACAGCAACAAAGCACAGCAACAGAACATGAAAGAAAAAGCTCTAGTTGTCCTCTCCGGAGGACAGGATTCGGTGACTTGCCTCGCGTGGGCAGCCAACCGGTTCGAAACCGTCCACAGCATCACGTTCAACTACGGGCAGCGCCACCGGGTTGAGCTGGACTCAGCTGACGCTGCCGTCCAGCGGCTTGCCTGCGACGCACGGTTCTCGCGAACGCGCTTTGTGCTTCCGCACTTTGTTAGCGCGACGCAGCTTCAGTCCGTCGGGCGCAGCGCGCTCACCGCCAAAGACTTTCCAGCAGTCGGCGTGCCACACCAAGACAACGCAGCCGTTCCGGCCTCCTTTGTGCCGGGGCGCAACGCGCTCTTCCTGACGCTAGCCTACGTTTACGCCATCACGCTCGGTGCTGAGGCGGTTGTGACCGGCGTGTGCCAGACGGACTTCTCCGGCTACCCTGACTGTCGCCGGGACTTTGTGGACGCCTTGCAGAACGCGCTCGAGCTTGGCTACCTGCCGCCCGGCAAGAAGCGAATTCCCATCCTCACGCCGCTGATGTATCTGGACAAGGCGCAGACGTTCGCCTTGGCGGAGCAGGAGAACGCGCTGGAGACCGTGCTGGAAGTCTCCCATACGTGCTACGAGGGCGACCATACCACGAGCAACGAGTGGGGCTTCGGCTGTGGACAGTGCCCGGCGTGCAAGCTCCGGGCGCGTGGCTATGCTGCGTTCCGCGCCGGCAACTACAACCGCGACCTTCTTGCCGGAGGTGCCAAGTGATCACAATCACCAAGCTGTTCCCGGACTACCCTTTCGCGCACCGGCAGCCGAACCACGCCGGGCACTGCCGGCTTATCCATGGCCACAACTGGTCCTTCGAAATCACCTTTGCCGCAACCTCGCTGGATGACAACGGCTTTGTTGCGGACTTCGGCAAGATGCAAGGCGTGAAGCAGTGGCTGACGGAGCACTTCGACCACACGCTTGTCCTGAACCACAACGACCCGGCGTTGGGATACATCCGGGAGGCGCTTGTTCGCGGTGTGACCGGGGTCTGCGACCTTGCCAAGATTGTCACCGTGCCGAATTGCGGTGCTGAGGGTCTGGCCGAGTTTGTCGGCCGGCGCATCAACCATCAGCTTCCGCTGATGTTCGTGGACTGCTATGCTCGCGCCTTGCACGTTGTTCGTGTCACCGCGTATGAGGACAGCAAGAACTCGGCAACGTGGGAGCTGGGGAAGGGAGAGGCACCGCGATGAAGCGTGTTCTTACCTTGGGCGACGTCAATAACGCAGCCTGTCACCTTGTTGCGTTGATTCGCCGTCGCTTTGCCGGTTGCGCGACGGTTGCTGTTTACGGCGTTCCCCGCGGAGGCGTGCCGGCTGCGCTGGCGTTACTGGCGTGCTCCAAAAGCAACGGCGGAACCAGCTTTGTCCTCACCGATCAGCCGTCTCAGGCCGACGTGTTTGTGGACGACCTGATTGACACAGGCGCGACTCACAAGCTGTATGGGGAACGCTACCCGCAGACTCCGTTCTTCGCGCTGTTTAACAAGCAGACCAACCCGGAGCTCGGCTGGCTTGTGTTCCCTTGGGAAGCCGACGGGCGCAGCGAGGACGACAGCATTGTTGGCACCCTACGCAACCGGGGCAACTTGGCTGTGGCCAACGCCAGCGTTCTGAACCATCCGGTAACGGAGCAGGAGCTGGCGGACCTTGAGGTCGAGGTTGCAACACGTTATCAGGGAGTCCTGGACGCGCTGCTCATCGACACCGCCAATGACCCAAACACCAAGGGCACCGCCAACCGTTACGCGAAGATGATGGTGCGCGAGGTTTTGTGCGGTCGCTACCACTCGGCGCCCGAGGTTACCGTGTTCCCTAACACCAAGAAGCTCGACGAGCTTTACGTAAGCGGACCTAACACGCTCCGCAGCCTGTGCTCGCACCACTTCTGCCCGATTCTAGGGCAGTTCTGGATCGGTGTGCTGCCGGGCGAGAAGCTGCTCGGCCTGTCCAAGTTCAACCGCGTTGTGGACTGGCTTGCTGCCCGTGGGCAGATACAGGAGGAGCTGACCGTCCAGATTGCCGACGAGCTTGAGGCGCTGATTGAGCCCCGTGGCTTGGCAGTGGTAATCCGGGCACAGCACACTTGCATGACGTGGCGCGGTGTGCGGGAGTGCGGCGACGCACAGATGACCACAAGCGTGATGAGAGGCGTGCTTCGGGACAACGCTTCCGCCAAGGCTGAGTTCATGCAACTGTCCGGCCTGTGAAGCTCTACCTCGCCGCCATCTACACCAACAAGCTCGAGCTCACGGGCGCGTATTACGCACGAATGACACCGGAGGAGCAGCGCCACAGGCGCGAGATCCGGAATATCCTCGAGTCTTACCACTACGTCGGTCGGGACTCCTTTGTGCGCGCCATGCGCCGCGACGGCGCCCGGGTCTTTCTGGACTCGGGCGCTTTTTCTGCCTTCACCCTAGGCAAGGACGTGGACCTCGACGCCTATTGCCGGTATTGCCGCGACAACGCAGACCTTGTGGAATACGCCTCCGTCCTGGACGGCATCGGCGACCCGCTTAAGACCTACGAGAACCAGATGGCAATGGAGGCCAACGGCGTTCAGGCGCTGCCGTGCTTCCACTACGGGGAGGACGAGCGTTACCTCGAGTTCTACGTCGAACGCTACCCATACATCACGCTCGGGGGCATGGTGCCGATCGCCCGGCCTCAGTTGCGTGTGTGGCTTGACCGCATCTGGAGCCGCTACCTCACGGACGCCAAGGGTCGGCCCAAGATTAAGGTCCACGGTTTCGGTCTTACGACAATGAGCCTGATGGAACGCTATCCGTGGTTCAGCGTGGACTCATCCTCTTGGGTGCAGATCGGCAACGTCGGCAACGTGCTTTTGCCCGAGTGGGGGATTGTGGCGGTTTCACCTAACAGTCCCAAGGCCAAGGAAGCCGGCCGGCACGCGGACACGGTTACCAGCTTGGAGAACGGAGCCATCCGGGCAGCCGTGGAGAAACGTGGCTTCGACTATGACCGCATTCGGAAGGAGTATGTCAGCCGCTGGTTGTTCAATTGCATGGCATACCGGGAAGTCCAGGACAGCCTAAACGCACGCGACGACAGCTTCGCCCCCGAGCAGATCAGCCTCTTCTAGCTATGCAGACAGTCCTTTTGATGGCGTGTTCCAAACGCAAGCGCCCGGCGCGCTGTGCCGCCTCCGAGATGTATCAGGGGGCAGCCTTTCGCAAAGGCTGGGAGCTGGCGCAGCGCAACGGCTGGCAGGTTTACATCCTGTCCGCGAAATACGGCTGGATTGACCCAAGCGAGGTGATTGAGCCTTACGAGCAGAAGCGCGCCACCGTTTACCGGGAAGGCTTGTGGCCACCGAACAGCGGGTTCTACCTTGGCGGCAGGCTTTACTTCGGCGCGGCGCCCGAGCGGTTCAAGCCGTTGGTCCCACCGGCTCAGATGGGTTACCAGCTGAGCGCCCTCTGCCGCCTGCTCGCCGGCGAGGACCGCGCCGCTATCTTCAGCGACGCCGGTTTCACCCCATGAAGGAACAACTCCAATTCGTCCGTGGCGCGGTTGCCAAAAAGGACTTCGTCCCCGTGTTGCAGAGCTTCCGCATCCGCAACAGCACGGTCCTCGGCTTCAACGGCGAGCTGGCGCTGTGTTCCCCGCTGGCCTGCGACTTGGACGTGGCACCCGTGGCGAGCTCGCTGGTAAAGGCGCTGACCGCCTGCGAGGGCACCGTGTCGCTCCACTACGACGCCGAGCTCCGCAAGCTGGTTGTTCACTCGGGCAAGGTTGGCGTCTTTGTGCCGTGCTTGGAAAATGCCGACTGGCCTGACATCCGGCCCGAGGGCGAGACGCTGTCGCTTGGCGCCCCGCTGTTGCCGGCGCTGCGGTCCTTGCAACCCTTCATCGGGCAGGACGCCTCGCGCCCGTGGTCGCGTGGTGTGCTGTTGCGCGGCAGCTCGGCGTTCGCCACAAACAACGTCATCCTTGCCGAGGCTTGGGTTGGCGCCGAGCTGGCGCGGTCTGTCAACATACCGGAGAACGCCGTCACGGAGCTTCTACGCATAGGGCAGGAGCCGGAGCGGTTGCTGGTTACGGAGACCAGCCTCTGCGCCATGTTCGCCGGTGGCGCTTGGTTGCGAACGCAGTTGCTGAGCGCCGACTGGCCCGACGTGACCGCCATGTTGGACGAGGCACAGTGGGACAACCTGCCGGCACTGCCGGCCGGCTTGCTTGAGGCGGTTGAAACGCTGTCGCCGTTTGTGGACGACGTTGGCCGGATTCACCTCTTCGACGGCTTTGCCTCTACCAGCGCGCAACCCGACAAGGACGGCGCCAGCGCCCCGGCACCATGCTCGGCGCCCGGTTGCTTCCACTTCAGCCAGCTCCTTGCCCTCAAAGGCGTGGCCACAAACGTCCGCCTCGGCGCCTACCCTTCTCCCTGCCCGTTTACCGGCGAGGCGCTGCGTGGCGTGATCGTGGGGATGCGAGTATGAGCCGCTTTGACGACGTTGGACTCTTTTGGCAGGACCTACCACGCGAGGGCGCCCGTGGGCGCGTGGTGCGCCCGATGCCACCCATCCCGGAAACCAAGTGGGAGCGACCACGCAGCTTTCCCAGCCTACGCAACGCCAGCTCCATTGCGTTCGACTTGGAGACCTACGACCCCGAGCTGATAACGCACGGACCCGGATGGGCACGGGGCAAGGGTCACGTTGTTGGTTTGGCGGTGTGCGCCGACGGCGAGCGCAGTTGGTATTTCCCCGTCCGCCACGAGACGCATCCCGAGCAGAACTTCGACCCCGCGGACGTGTTTGCGTGGGCAGCCGAGGAGCTCGGTCGGGAGTGGCAGCCAAAGCTCGGGGCGAACCTGATGTATGACGTCGGCTGGCTCGCCGAGTCAGGCGTCACCGTTGCCGGCGAGTTGCACGACGTCCAGTTCGCCGAGGCGCTGCTAAGCGAGGAGCCACGGGTTGCCCTCGAGCTACTGGCTCAGGCGTATTGCGGCGAGGGCAAGGACTCCAGCCTGCTCTACCAGTGGCTCGCCGACTGGTTCGGCGGACAGCCGGGACCGGCACAGAAGGGCAACATTTACCGGGCTCCGCCGTGCCTTGCCGGTCCCTACGCGCAAAGCGACGTCGAGCTGCCCTACCGCATCCTTGCGAAGCAGTGGCCGAAGCTCGAGGCACAGGCGCTGACCGGCATCTACCGGATGGAGTGCGACCTGATCCCCTTGCTTGTGGCCATGCGCTTCGCCGGCGTGCCGGTGGACACCGCCAAGGCCGAGGAGGCTCGGGTTGTGCTGTTGTCCAAGGAGCAGGAGTTCGCCGCCCGGCTGCGCCACTTGGTCGGCATGGAGGTGAACGTCAACGCGGCGGACAGCCTCGCCAAAATGTTCGGCAAGCTCAGCCTGCCCTACGGGCGCACCAAGCCGTCCAAGGCGTTCCCACAAGGGAAGCCGAGCTTCACCAAGGACTTCCTCAAAACCGTCCGGCACCCGGCCGTTGAACTGGTTCAGGAGATCCGCAAGGTGGCCAAGACACGCGGAACCTTTGTTGAAGGCTACGTTCTAAACTCCAACGTCAACGGATACGTGTTCCCGCAGTTCCATCCATTGCGGGGTGACGAGTCTGGTGCGCGGTCGGGGCGCTTTAGCAGCTCGGACCCTAACTACCAGAATCTCCCCGCCCGGGACGAGTGGCTTGGACCGCTGGTTCGCAGCCTTTGCGTTCCGGACGCTGCGCTTGGTCATACGCAGTGGCGGAAGTGGGACTACTCGCAGATCGAATACCGGTTCTTCGCCCACTTTGCGGTCGGCGACGGCGCTGACGAGCTGCGCTGGAAGTATGGCAGCGAGCCAGACACGGACTACCATGAGCACACGTTGGATCTGGTTGCGCCGGTTGCCGGCTGGGACATTAACACGCCGGAGCGGCGCAAGCACTGGCGCAAGCCGGTCAAGAACATCAACTTCGGCCTGCTCTACGGCATGGGGATCGAGCACTTGGCCGAGGTGCTTGGCCTTACGGTGAAACAGGCCAAGGCGCTGTTTGCCAGCTACCACGCAGCGGTCCCGTTCACCAAGACCACCATGACGGCGACAATGGAGGAGGCCGCGGACGTCGGGTTCATAACTACAATCCTCGGCCGGCGCAGCCGGTTCGACCTGTGGGAGGACGCAGCGTGGCGCGGTCCTAAGCAGGACGACGTCCGCAAGCCGGCGCTGCCCTACGACTTGGCGATCCGCGCCTACGGCTCCGTGAAGCGTGCCTATCTCCACAAGGCGCTCAACCGGCGCTTGCAAGGAAGCGCCGCGGACCTGATGAAGCTGGCAATGGTGAAGGCGTGGAAGGACGGCGTGTTTGCCGCCACCGGGGTCCCGCGCCTTACGGTTCACGACGAGCTGGACTTCAGCGATCCGCAGACGGCGGAGAGCGAGCAAGGCTTTGCCGAGCTGAAGCACACCATGGAAACGGTCCTGCCGTTGCGTGTGCCCGTTGTGGTGGATTTCGATACCGGAACAAGCTGGGGAGACTGCTAGTATGCCAAAGACCGATCAACTCACAAACGTCCGCTGGCGTGCCAGCTTTCGCGCACCACACGCCAGCGGCGAGACCTACGTCATGGAGCTGGCGTGTGGCCACTTGCACACGCGCAAGGCGTCGCAGAACGGGGCAGGGGTGAGGAACGTAACCTGCCAAGCCTGCCAGCGGGGCAGCAAGGTGGAGCCCGAGCTGGTTAAATGGTGGAAAGACCGGCTGCTAGGCACGTGACTGGCGCGTCGCTTTGCCGGATTTTTGGCGTTTTGTTGCCCCGGTTGGTGTGTGGGTAGCCAACCGGGCGCTTTTGGCCTGTGCTCTAGCCGATGCGCTCCAAGCGGAGGCTGCCCATTTCCAAGGAGTTGGTTGTGCTGAAAGCGTTGGCCAACGCAAAGGCTTCCACGTAGTCGCCGGCAGTAAGGGAGAGCAGCGTTTCAAGGATCAGCGTTGTGCGCGTGCTCACAGCGTAGGCTCGGGCGGAACCAGCCGTGCCGGCTGCGGACCCGCCCGCGTTTACCTCGAGGCGGAACTCGTTGTAAGTGGTTGCCGGCGTGACCGTGATGTTCAGCGTTGCCCGGTAAACGCCGGTCACCGTTACGCTGATCCGGTCGCTTGCCGCGTTGGCAGTGACGCAGCCGGCCGACAACCCGTCGGCGGCAAAGGGCAGCTTTGTCCACGTTGTTGTTGCCGTAAAGTTGGTCGACGACGTGGTGCGGATGTCCGCGTAGTTGGCAAACACGGTGACCACGGCGTCGCGCAAGTCCTGCGGTGAAATGTCGCCGGACGTGTTGTCTGCCAGAAGCGCCAGAAGCGCCGCAAGTGTGCGTTGTGTGTCTGCCATAAATTTACGCTCCGAAGCCAGTGCTGAACCCGCCGCTGAAACCGCTGCCCGTCATTGGCGTTGCCGCGATGACCTGCTCCGCGGTTAGGCGGAACTCGGTTCCCCATACGTCCAAGGCGGCGACGCGCCAGTAACGGGCACCATGACCGCCGAAGACCTTGGCCACAACCAAGGCAAACTCCGCGGCGCTGCCAGTGTAAACCAGCGTTGAGCCGTCCGCAGTGAACCCGCTTGCCGCAGAGCTGTAAACCTTGAACGTGGAGAAGTCAGCGTCCGTGCTCTCGTCCCAGCTTAGACCATACGTGGCGCTGGACCCGTCCTCGGTGGTGAGCTCGCTGGCCAAGCCTGTCGCCGGCTCGGGTGTCGGGTTCACGCAATGCACGCTTGCGGATGTCACCGCGTCGCCGGTGCCATTGGTTGCCGTGACCGTGACGTAGAACGAGCGCACCGGACCGCCGTCCGCCGCGGACATGGCGCTTGTGTAAGAGTAGGCGAGCGCCGTTGTGGACGCCGTGCGCTGAAGCACCATGGACGCCGCGTCGAACACTTGCACAGTGTAGCCGGTGGCACCGTCCGCCGCGTCCCATGCCACGTCCGCCGACAGGCCGGTGAACGCAGCGGTGAGCCACACGGACGCCACGGCATCGGGCACGCCGGCCGGCGTGCCAACGGTGCCCGACCAAGTGTCCCACGCGCCAAGGCTCACGTTTCCGGCAGCGACCCGGACGTAGAGCGTTCCGTAGGCCACGGCAAGGCGGAAGGAGGTTGTGGTTAGCGCAGCCTCCACCGTGGTCCAAGTGGTGCCGTCCGCGCTGGTCTGAAGCGTGTAATACGTGGCACCAAGCGCAGCGTCCCACGTTACCAGCATCAGCCCGCGTTCCGTGGTGTAGGCAACCGCCAAGCCGTCCACCGTGGGCGCGTCGGGCACCACAACGGGCGCCGGCTCGGTGCCAAGCGCCGGGGCAGTGGCCGAGTCGAAGCTGTAAACCCGTGCGTCATAGAGCAGGCCGGTGACGGCAACGCGCCCATCGTCGTCCGGCTGGAGGTTGGTAACCTTGGCCAGCTTGAACGCAGCCTCGGCCGGTCCAAAGTAGTAGAACGGCAGCTCCACGTCGCGGCTGAAGCTGTATTGGTCCCGAGGCGAAACGGTCAGCACAACCTCGTTCGCTGCGCTGCCGGCAGTGGCGGGGAAGGGACCGGCAATGCTGCCGTCCGGCGCCCGGAGCGCGAGGTAGCAGGTGACGCCGTCGGGGAAGGTAACGTCCGCATCCAGCGTGACCGTTGTGCCGTCCATGGCGAGCACGAGGCCGGGCGATCCCCAGCGGGGAACGTCGTGCGACACCGCAATCAGGTCGCCATAGACGGGCAGGTGACCTTCGAGTTCCGTTTTGAAGCTGACTTGCTGGCGGAGGTAGATGCGACTTGCCCGGAGGTGCAAGCCTTCCCGGAAGGCGCGGTCGCGGTCCTTGCACCCAAAGAAGCGCACGCGCTCGGGGTTGATGCCGGCGTCGTCCCCGAGCATCGCCACAACCGTCTCCGGTTGCCATGTCAGCGGGTCCACGTATTCCACCTCCACGGCATCGCTTTCGCCTAGGTTGCTCAGCGACAGCTCGAGGCGGAACGAACCGGCGACCATGTTGTCCGGCCCGAACGCGGCAACGGGCAGGCTTGCCGGCGTGTCGCGTGTGATGGTGAGCTGCGAACCGACCAGCATCGGCACACCACGGCACACGCGGGCGAGCACACGGGCAGCGTCCCACAGCGAGCCGCTCGTGTCGAAGACGTGGTCGAAGTAGCAAGCCTCCCCGCTCAGCGTTGTGTCCAGCTCCGCCAAGGCGTCAAGGTCGAAATACTGGTCGGGCAGCTGACCGCCATACTCCGCCTGAAAGAGGTCGCAGAACGCCCACACAAGCGAGCGCGTCGCGGCCTCGGCGTTCCAGCTCTGCGTGTCAACGTCCCAAGCGCGGAGCTTGCGTGTGGCAATACAGTTCACGCGGTTGCTTGCCGCGTCGCTGAGGTTGTTGGTCGCCCGGCTCTTAATGGCCACAACCGTGACGTCGCCGAAGTCCGCAACGTCCGGCAGGTAGGCGCGTAAGGCGTCCCAGCGCAGGACGTCCGCCGCCCGTGTGCTAGTGTTCTTGTCGTTGGTGCGCCGTGCCCGGACCTCATACCGGCCGGGCGCCACCGTGGCCTCGAGGGTGAAACGCTGTGGCGTATTGGTGCGGAGGGTTTTGCTGAGCGAGGCCAGCGACGTCCAACTGCCGGCCGGGGCGCCGTCGTCATCCAGAAGCCGGTATTCGAACTCCGCCGTGACCGTTGAGTTGCCAAGCGAGGAGTCCGTCGCCATTTCGTAGAGACCCTGCGGGAACACAACGTCCACCTCGAGCTTGGACGCCAGCGTGCCGGGACCGCTGGCGACGAAACCGCCGATCCATGAGGCGTAGTCCGTTTCGTTGGGACCAAAGAGCTCCACGCCTCCAACCTCGGGTGAGGTGACGACGTTGTTGCTGAACAGCGTTACGGCTTCGCCGGGTCCGTAGTAGGCGAACTCGACCTCGCGGAAGTTGGCTGCCGGCGTGTCCTCAATACGCAGCTCCTCCACGTCATAGCTCCCTTGTCCTAGGCAAAGGATCTGGAATTGGAATTGCTGGTTGTCCTCATACCGTGTGTAGGGCCGGGCAGCATACGAAGGCCAAAGTCGGTTCCGCCCGTAGGGCACCTCAATGGCGCTGTTGAGCCGCGTCTGGTTGGCTTGCCCGGTGAGCGTGTAAACCGGGTCCGGCTCCGGCAGCGTGCCGACGGTTGGCTTCGGCACCGTGAGCGCAATGGCAACCGAGGCCACGGCAGTGATCACGGTGAGCGCCAACAGGAACTCGAGGCCACCTTGTAACAACGTGGACAGGACAACAACATCGCCGGCTTCCAGCGGGCGGTCCCACTCGGCGCGCAAGCACGCCTTGCCGTTCACAAGGCAAACGGTCGGTTGGTCGAACTCCTTGTGCGCCTTGTTCAGCCACAGGTTGTCCAACAGCCAAGCGCGCACGCTGGTCCCCGGCGCGGCCTCGTAGCGGTGCGCGTTGTGCGGTTCCAGCGGGTTGCTGACATAGTTAATGCTGACGCTGCTCATGCTGTTGGCTTGTAGAACGCAACCGCAGTGAAACCGAGCTGGCCGAGGCCGGCAAGCGCCGTCGCCACAACTCCGCGCCCCCGCATAGAATGCAACACAACGCGCTCGGCGTCGCACCAAACGCCAACGTGTGTCCACACAGGCTCGAAGCTGCCGCGCCGGCCCATCAGCACGACGCAGCCGGGCAACGGCTCGGGCACGCGCTTCCACGAGGCCGGCAAGTGGCTGAGCTCGTGGGCGCCGCGTGCTAGGTCGGGCAGTAGCTCGCCGGTGAAGCCGATGGCAGGCATGGCGACCCCGCGTTGCGCCATCACGTAGCGCGCCAAGCCGTAGCAGTCGAAGGCGGCAGGTCCCTCGGCGCCGGCCTGCCAAGGCTTGCCGACAAGGTAGGCGAGTGAGTTCATGCCCCAAGCGCCGGGAAGCGCCGGCGAACGTAGTATTGTGACGGGAAGCTGCGGTTGAGCACGTCAGCAAACGTGGCACGGCACACAACCTCAACGCTGGTGATGGTCGCGTCGGTTAGGAACAGAACCAACGGCGGGTCCATCTGCGGCGCCGTGGTGTCGTTGCTGAGGTATGGGCGAAACACAACCTGAACCGGTTGCTTGCTTGTGGCCACCGTCAGCAAGGCGTCCGAGGCAACGCGGTCCACATTGTCCACGGCTATCTGGATCTCTTGGAGACCGTTCTCGCCCGCTGCCGGCAACGCCATGCGAAAGGCACAGGCGGTGAAGGTAACCGTCTCGCCGGTCTCCAGCGTTAAGTCCAAGTCCTCCCGGTTCTTAACCAAGTAAACCGGCGCGTCCCAGCTTGGGTGAGTGAACGCCAGCGTCTCCAGCACGGCAACGTCCGACGGCGCCAGCGCGTAGGCTTCCCGGGCAGCTTGCTTCAGGCTAGTGTTCACGGCTCGAGCAGTAGGTAGTCCACCACGGACGTTTCGGTGCCGCTGCTCGAGGTAACGGTGAAGCTAACGCCAGCCGAGCGGCTCACGGTAAGGTGGCCAAGCGTTCCGCCGCTTGTGGTGCGACCCACGATGATCCGCGTGGACGCCGTGATGGTGGTGTCGGCGACTGTGACCGTCCCCCCGACAAGCGTGGCGGTTCCGTGCCGGACGTTCTTAACAGTGGTCGGACTAGCGCCAACTTGAACTCCGCCGCCGTTGTTTGCCAGCGCCAAGGCTCCGGCTGTCCCACCGTTGGTCAGCGTTACGTTTACCGCTGCGCCGGCGATAGTCAGCGTGCGGTTCAGCGTGAGGTTGCCAACGTCGAACACAACGCGGCTAGAAGTCACCACCGAGCTGCCAAAAACGAAACCCTTGGCAGGCGTTACTCGTCCGCCAGTGTCGGCACCGGAGGCCACGTCGGCGGCGACGTTTGCGTAGGTGAACGTGATGGCGTCCACCACCGTCACCGCGACTGCGTTGGTGTTGAACGAAGTATCCGTGAACCCGGTGATGCCAACTGTCTGGCCCGTTGTCAGGTTGTGTGCGCGCTGCGTCACAACCGTGGCGACGTTGGACGTCCGCGAGCGCGTCGCGGCAACGTAGCGGTTCACCTCGAAGATGCCCGACAGCACGGACGACGTATAGTCCCCGGCGCCGAACCGCAGGACGTCCGCGCTGTCCACCCACGAACCGGTCTGCGGCAAGCCGTCGAAGAAGTTGAGCAGGCTGGTCGCGTCGGCGCTCCAAACGCAGTTGACACCGGCACCGATGGAGCGGTCCGTGAAGAACGTGCAACCCTTGAACACGTTGCGGAGCGCCGAGTTGCGGCAGTCCACAGCCGGCCGACGCGCCTGCGACGTGTTAGGATACCAGTTATCGATGATCTGGCACGCTGTGAACGAGTTGGCCACACCACCGCTTATCACAACGCCGGACTCGTAAGACTGATCGAAGCGGCAGCTTGTGAACGTGTTGTTCAGCTGCGTCCCGTTAAAGCCGATGCACACGTTGGCAACTGGTCCGGGTTGGATGTAATGCGTCCCGGAGCCGGCCGACAGGGAAAGTCCGGTCCCGGCAAGCGCACTGTCGCGGTTGGTGTTCAGCCGAACAGTGTTTGCGTCCACCTTGTAGAGCCAGTAACAGGACGCGGCGGACAATCCGGTCGGCAAGGTGCCCGTTGTGGTAACCGTAACAAGGTCGCCGGTCTTGTAGCCGTGCGACGTCGCCGTAACGGTCGAGCCGGAAAAGGTGAAGGCCACCTTGGATGTTCCAAGGCTGGCGCTGTTCCAGATCTGCGAGTTCGCGATGCTGTTCGAGTTGCCGGCAAGCCAAAGGACCGGTCCGGTCCCGCCGCCGTAATTCATGTCGCTAAACGTGCAATCCGCCGTGTCGAACACAACCACGCCATGAGCCGTCCCGCTTGGGTAGCCGTTGAGCCGGCTAATCGCCAAGCCGTTGCACGCATAGACGAGCGCCATATATCCGGCGGACGGCGTCAGGTAACAGCTCTCCACCGTGAAGGCGGCAAGATACTTCAGCTCTAGGCAATTCCCGGAGCTGCGGTTTTCCACGGACAGCCTCCGGATAGAACCACCGTGGTTCCGGTTGTAGATGCTCGCCCCGCTGCCGCTTGTCCGCGGCGTGAGGTTGTAGGTCCCGTCAACCTCACTGCCGTCCACTGACAGCGTCACGCTTGCCGAGGCGCCCACAATTACAGTCGGCGTCCGGTTGTCCTGGAAGCTCATGGACGGGCACTCGCCCTCCAAAGAGACGTTGCCGGGGAGCGACAGCGTGCCGTCCACGCGATACTTGCCGGCCGGCAGGAACAGCGTTCCGCGGTCCGTCGCCAGCTCATCCAACAGAGCCTGAATGGCGGACGTCTGGTCGTCTATCAGCGTTGCTGCGGTCGTGCCAGTAATGTCCGCGCTAACGCTGTCGGGCGACGCAGCCTGAAGCGCGCTGAGCGCCGCTGTCCACAACTTAAAGGCGTAAATCGGCTTCGGAAACTGGAACTGCGCCGTGTTCATTGAACCGGTGCTGAGTTGCACGTTTAACCCGTCGGCCACGGAGCCGGACGTCCACGGCGACGAATGCGAGGACGAAAACGAGAACAGCGAGGTGATGTCCGTGCCGTTGTGGTAAACCTTGAGGGTCGAACCGGACCGCGTGAAGAGCAGGGTGACAACCGTGTTCTCCGCCAATGCGGCAAACGGGTTGCCGGCAGTGGTGAGGAAGCTCGAGGCGGACGTGGCGTCGCCACCGCTCACCGTGGAACCGCCACTCTCCGCACGTAGCATGAACTGGATGTAATTCATGTCCCCGATGCACTGGACCCACCTCTTGCCATAAGTTGTGGTCGGACCCTTGAGCTCCCACAGCGCCATTCCTGTGGAGGTCCAAACAGGGTTTTTGAACGTGACTTGGACGGAAAACGCGCCGCTTCCAATGCTGGCGTTCAGCTGGCGCTGGCTTCCGTAAAGACCGACGCCGTTGCTGTCGCCGGTAACAATTCCGCGGCTCACCGCGTTCTGCCGGTGCAAGTGGGCAACTGTTGCCTCGCTTGCCTCCAACGAGGCGGTTGCCGCCGAGATGCGTGATGCAATGCTCATGATATTGGTTCCACTTCCGCTGCCAGCTCGGCAACGGATTGCTCAAAGCCGGTCAGCTCGTCCAGTCCAACTAACAAAACCGCAGCCGTTGTCTCGGCGTCCCATACGGCACCGCTCTCCACCTCGAGCGTCGCCGTGACGCGCCAGTGCATGTGAGCGACGTAGGTTGCGGACAGACCGCCCACAAAGCGGACCGTTTGATCCGCCTGCCCGTCGCCGAGGTATAGCGGCAAGGTGAACCAGTCCGCTCCGCCGTGGAGCGTGTGCTGGAACACGCCTTCCACAAGCGCGTATTCCGTGTCGTCCAGGAGCCACTGAACGCCGATGGTGCGGTTCGCCCGTGTGAACCGCTGGCGCTGCCGGAAGCGCCCACTGTCCATCGGCGTCCGCAAAACGCTCGGCTCGACCTTGTTTCCAAAGTCGATACTCGGCTGCGGTAGCTCTGTCGGCCACGTGATCATCCTCTTGCCCTTGGGAGGGAGTATGCCTGCTCAATGGCGCGGCTGACAACCCCTCCGCCGCTTCGGATGTCGCGTGCAATAGAATCCCGCGCCTTGGTGATAACCAGCTCCAAAGTCCGCCCGTCGTCCTGTTGCTTTACCTCCACCGAGGCCACGTCCGAAGCGTGGTTGTTAACCACAACGCTCACACGGGTGCCGCCACCGCCGTCCATGGCGTCCGCGGTGCGACGGGCGCTTTGCACGTAGGCGGGACCGCGCACCACCTCGGGACCAGCCTCACCCACAATGCCCATCGCACCGGGCGAAATAAATCCGCCGTGCTCGTATTGCTTGGCCTCCATGATGGTCTGCGCGCCGATGAGTGCGACGCTGGCGTATCCGGTGGCACGGATCAGACTGGCCAAGGGGATGCCGGCAAAGGTGCCACCCTCGGCCAACGCACGGGTTGCGGCGACCTCGGTGTTCACGATCGCCTGTGCAATGGCGACGCCTTTGCTGATGGCGAACGCGGCCTTCTGCGCCGCTCCACCCTTCTCGCCAATCATCTCGAACGTCTTGGCGGTCTCGGAGGCAAAGTTCAGGAGCGCGCCTGTGGCCACCTGAACGCTCCGCTGTTGGATGCGTGCGCGCTGCTTTGCTTCCCGGTCCGCCGTCTCCGTAATCTTGCGCTCCATCTCCTCGGCGTTGCGGATGCTCAGCGTGGCAAACTCCTCCTCGGTTATGGCACGCCGTTCCAGCGCCGCGTCAATAACAGCCTGCC